ATATCTCCAACTGAAACACCTTTTATGTCTGGGATTGCTAAAACAAAAGCAACAAACACAACACATGAGTGGCAAACAGATGCTTTAGCTGATGTAGCTGCTAATGCTGCAGTTGAAGGTGCTAATATTACTTATGGTACACAATCTGCAACTACAAAAGAAAGTAACTTTACTCAAATTTCTACAAAAGCTGTTCAAGTATCAGGTACAAATGATGCTGTAACATCTGCTGGTAGAAACAATGAGTTAGCTTACCAAGTAGCAAAAGCTGCGAAAGAGTTAAAAAGAGATATGGAAACTGCTCTTTTATCTAACAATGCTAAAGTTGCTGGTGATGCGTCAACTGCTAGAGAACTAGGTGGTTGCCAAACTTGGATCGAAACAAATGTCGATGCAGGTGCTGGTGGATCTGGTGCTGGTAATGGTGCTGCTAGAACAGATGGTACTCAGAGAGCATTTACTGAGGATCAATTAAAGTCAGTTCTAAGACAATGCTACAATGAAGGTGGAAACCCTAATATGATTATGGTTGGTGCTTTCAATAAGCAAAAACTATCTGGCTTTACTGGTGGTTCAACTAGATTTGACCAAGCAGAAGACAGAAGATTAGTTACTTCTATTGATGTATATGAATCAGACTTTGGAACACTACAAGTAGCTCCAAACAGATTCATCAGAGGTGCTAACGCAACTTCTGCTAAAGTAGGACAAGATGCTCTAGTATTAGAGATGGACTACTGGGCAGTTTCTTTCTTAAGAGATTTTACTCTACAAACTCCAGCTCAGACTGCAGACGCAGATCAGAGATTTATGTTAGCTGAGTACACTCTTGAGTCAAGAAATGAAAAAGCTAGTGGATTAGTTACAGATTTAACTACTTCATAATAAATAATTTGTGGTGGGGGAGAAATCCCCCATCATACTTAAATCAACAATTTTGTTTGGTCTTTGAAGATTTATTTAAAGTCGGAACGAAGCAAATAAATAGGATAAAAAAATGAGAACATTAAACGATTATTTTATAACTGCTGAGATTGAAGATATTTCAACAGCTTCATCAACTTTTGTTGCTATCCCTGATGGTGGAAAAGTAGTTAAAATTTTAACTGCTTTACAAGGTGCTATTTCAGGTGATGATGCAGCTATTACTTTTGAAGTAGGTGGTACTGCTATGACTAACTCCGCTATTACTGTAGAGTATGATGGTTCAGCTGCAGGTGATGTAGATTCATCTGAGCCAAGTGCTGCTAACCATGTTGACGAAGGTGGAACTATCGAAATGATTACAGATGGTGGTTCAACTGGAACTGCAAAACTTCTTGTTACTTTTGTAATTAGAAGATAATATTAATTCTGGGGGGATCTTGCCTAGCTGGTACTTCCCCCCTTCACTAATTTAAGGAGATTAAAATGGCTATGAATTATGCTTTAAGACCTGGAACAACACAAAAAGTTTCACCATCAGGTTCATCTGCTGCAACTGCAACTGCATTTGGTTCACAAACTGAATATGTAAGAGTTGCTACTGATGCTGATGTTCATATTGTTTTTGCTGGTACACCAACTGCAACAACAAATGATATATTTTTACCTGCTGACCAACCTGAACTTTTTAAAGTTTCACCTGGTGAGAAAATGGCTGCTATCGGTACTGCAAATGTTTCAGTTACTGAAATGTCTAGCTAAGAATGGCTAAACAAAAGTTTACTCATTTTGTTCCAAGACCTAAACCAAAAAAAAGACCTGGTAAACATAAAAAATCTCAGAACAAAAATGAGAAACGACAGAAGAAACAAACTAGATATAAAGGTCAAGGAAGATGAAAAAAGATATTGAAATAGATGGTTTAAAAAAAACTACCTACATGAAAGATGACATGGAAGGTAAGATTGTAACCAAAGAAGAAGTCAATATTAAACCTCACTTGCAACACAATAAAAGATTACTTAACCTTAACGATGGTTATACTAAATCTAGGGATATGAAAAGAGTAGCAAGTATTCCAACTATTGCTTTGCAAGTTTGGGCAAAAGAATATAATGGTACTAATAATTGGTTTGGACTACCAAAAAATGTTCAAAAAAATATATTAAAAAAGAAATTAAACTCAAATGAGTTTAGATATTTCAGAACTGCAGAAGGTAAATTATAATGGCATTAAATAGTTATTCAGCTTTAAAAACATCAATTGCTAATTGGCTAAACAGATCAGATTTAACATCAGAAATATCTGGTGATTTTATTGTTCTTGCAGAAAAAGATTTTAATTCAAAATTAAGAATTAGAAAAATGATTACAACTGATAGTTCATTTACTATTGATTCTGAAACAGTTGCTTTACCTACAGGATTTTTACAAGTTAGAGATTTTTATATTTTAAATGGTGGTACTAAGTATGCTTTAAAATATATTACCCCTGCTCAAATGGATCAAATCAAAGGTGGTTCTATGAGTGGTCAACCAGGTACATATACTATCTTAGGAGATAACTTTAGATTTGCACCTGCACCTGCTAGTTCATATACCGGTGTTATAAATTATTACAAAGAGTTTGATCCATTATCAGATTCAAATACTTCAAATTATATTTTAGCAAATCACCCAGCTATTTATTTATATGGTTCACTATATCATGCTGCTAATTTCTTAGGTGGAATTGAACCTAATCAAGCAGCTCAATGGGAAAAGATGTATCAAACTGCACTAGAAAGACTTGAAAGAAATGACAGAGAAGATCAATATGGTAATGCACCTTTACAACAAAGATCCGATGTAACAGTTGCGTCATCATTTAATGATACTACCAGAGTTTCTTTTAACAACAATTAGGATATTAAATGCAAATACCTTTTGGAGAATGGCTACCAGATCAACCTGAGCATCTAAATCCAGGTGCGAATGTTGCTAACAATGTGTACTTTGCAAGACAATCTTACAAACGATTTCCTTCATTAGTTAATTATTCATCTAATAATATTGGTGCTGATAGTAGAGGTGCAGGTTCTTTTAGAGATAATTCTAATACTGTTTATAATTTTGTTGCAACCAATACTAACTTATATCAATTAGATGGTGGAGCTTTTACCTCAAGAAAAGGAAGTTTAACAGGAACGAATACAGATTTTTGGACATTCACACAATTTGGTAATTATGTAATTGCAAGTAATGGTGTCGATGCACCTCAATATTTTTTAATGGGTACATCTACTAACTTTGCAGATTTATCTACTATTGCAACAAGTGGTACTGTACCAACATTTAAAGTTTCAGGTGTAATTAGGGATTTTTTAGTAACTGGTAATCACACAAATAATTCTAATAGAATACAATGGTCTGGTATTAACGATATTACAACTTGGCAACCAGGAACTAAACAATCCGACAGTCAAGACTTACCAGGTTCAGGTGGACAAATAACTCATATTACCTCTGGAGAGATTTCTTATATTTTTAGACAAAACCAAATAGTTCGTATGGATTATGTAGGTGGTGCAACAGTATTTAGACTATCAGTAATATCTCCTAATAGAGGAGCTGTTTATGGAAGAACAGTTTGCCAAGATAATCGTAGAGTATTCTTTTATGCAGACGATGGATTTTTTGAAATCAATGGCGACCAAGTTATTCCAATCGGTGCAGAAAAAGTTAATAGATATTTTGATACTGATTTAAACAAAGCATTTAGTGATAGAATTTGTGCTGCTGTCGATCCATTTAATCAGTTAGCATTATGGTTATATCCTTCAGCTTCTAATACTGCAAATACAACCGGTATTTGTGATAAAGTTTTAATTTATAATTATGCAACTCAAAAATGGTCAACTGCTGAAGCTAATGCTAGTACTATATTTTCACAATTTGTTGGTGCATATACAGTTGAGTTAATGGATATTATATCTCAAAACTTAGATAATATTAATATTGCTTTAGATACAGACTTTTGGAATGGTGGACAATTATTACTAGGTGCAATAGATAATAATTATAAAGCTGCTATTTTTTCAGGAACTGCAAATGAAGGTGAAATAGAAACTAGAGAATTAGAGTTGTTTCCAGGACTAAGATCGAATATAATAGGGATTAGACCAATAGTAGATGCTACAGCTTCTGTTATTATTAAAACTAGAGATAGATTAGCAGATGATGTAACTGAGTCTAGTTCAGTTAGCATGAACTCTACAGGACTAAATCCAGTAAGACAATCTGGTCGATATGTTAAAATTAATGTTAAAATACCTAGTGGGGGTGTTTGGAAAGATGCTCAAGGAATTGATCTAGTTGCATCAAGAGGAGGGTTGCGATGACCGATAAAACTGATATAGATAATGTTAGATATTCAATGGAAACTCAAGAGTTCTTCCAAAGACAAATTGAAGAAGTTATTAACACATTGGTAAATGAAAAGAACCAAGAAAACAATAAAGCATATGCTTGGTTTATAGGAGATTAAAGTGGCAGGTATAAAAGATTATTCAACAACTCAAGCAAACAATACAGACTTAAATGGTATATCAGTTGCAGAAGGGATGCTTCCTTCCAACTTAAACAATGCAATCAGAGCATTGATGAAGAACACTAGAGAATGGTTTAATGATTCTCAATGGGTTGAATATGGTGATGGCTCTGGTGCTTATACTGCAACTTATGCAAGTTCTAATTCTTTCACAATTGCAGGTGTAGATGTAACTCCAATTTACCATGAAGGTAGAAGAATTAAATTAACTGCTACAACTCCAGGAACTATTTATGGAACAATTAGTTCTTCAACTTTTTCAACTAACACAACAATAACAGTTACATGGGATAGTGGTTCATTATCAAATGAAACAATAGATAATGTTTATATTGGTGCTTTATCTAAAACAAATAATTCTTTACCTACTGGTGTAATTGCTACTGCAACTTTAGCAGATGGATCTGTTACTACAGTTAAATTAGGTGATGCAGCTGTAACTACAGTTAAGATTGCAGATTCAAATGTTACTACAGCAAAGATAGCAGCTGATGCTGTTAATGGTTCTAAAATTGCTGATGACAGTATTGATAGTGAACATTATGTTGATGGATCTATTGATACAGCTCATATTGCAGATTCACAAATCACTACTGCTAAAATAGCAGACAGTAATGTAACTTCAGCTAAACTTTCAACTAATGCTGTAACAACAACTAAAATTACAGATGCTAATGTAACATCAGCTAAAATTGCTGCAGATGCAGTAGATGGAACTAAAATAGCTGATGATAGTATTGATAGTGAACACTATGTAGATGGTAGCATTGATACTGCACATATAGCTGATTCTCAAATTACAAATTCCAAAATGGCTGTTAATTCTGTAGACTCAGATCAATATGTTGATGGAAGTATAGATACAGTTCACATTGGAGATAGTCAAATTACAACTGATAAAATTAATAATGATGCAGTTACAGCAGATAAAATAGCAGATGCTGTTATTGTAACTAATGCTGAGGCTTCAGGACATACACCAGATGATAGCACATTCTTTACAACATCAGCTTCTGATGGAAGATATTTTAGACAAGATAGCTCAGAAACTATAGACTCAGGTGATACTTGGTCAGCTTCAGATAGTTTTATAGCAACAACTGCAGCCATAGATGCAAGAGTTATAGACTTAGTAGATGATGTTGGTGGTTTTGTTGCAATTGCAAATGAAGATTCATTTCCTAATACAAATCCAGATATTAACGATGGTGCAGGTACAATTGTATCAATAGCTGATGCAGGAGGTATGACTTATAATACTGGTACTGGAGTTTCAACCGATGCACAAACAGTTGGTGGTTCTACTGTAACTATTAATTCTATACCAGCAGGTATTGGAAGTCCTATTGGAAATGGTTATGGAATGTTAGTTGAAACAACTACAACTTTAAATACTTATACTTTTCATAGATTAGTTCCTATTGCAACTGAGGTAACAACTGTTGCATCTATATCTTCTGATATTACAACTGTTGCTAATGATACAACTGATATTGGAATTGTCGCTACAGATTTATCTGGTTCAGATAATATTGGTACAGTCGCAACAAATATTGCTAATGTTAATTTAGTTGGTGGTTCAATAACTAATGTTAATTTAGTTGGTGCAAATATTACTGGTGTAAATTCTTTTGCAGAACGATATAGAGTAGATAGTTCAGATCCAACTACATCTTTAGATGAAGGGGATTTAGCATTTAATACAACTGATAATAATTTAAAATTCTATAATGGAACATCTTGGACATCTATTGCACCAGGTATTGCCAATGTTGTTGATGATACAAGTCCACAACTAGGTGGAGATTTAGATTTAAACTCAAGTGACATTACTGGAACAGGTAATGTAAATATAACAGGATCAATAACTTCAACTTCTTTTTCTGGAGATGGTTCTTCACTAACTTCATTAAATATTGTGACAGATACTACACCTCAATTAGGTGGAAATTTAGATTTAAACTCAAATGATATTACTGGAACAGGAAATATTAATATAACAGGAACAATTACTGCAAATACTATAAATGGAACAATAGGAAATGTTGTTGAAGACACTACACCACAATTAGGTGGTCAATTAGATGTTAATGGAAATGCTATTGGTAATGGTACAGAAGAATTAATTAAATTTATAGAAAATGCTAGTGCAGTTAATGAAGTAACTATAACCAATTCTGCAACAGGTAATGCACCTGAAATTTCTGCTACTGGAGATGACACAAATATTGATTTTAAATTAACTCCAAAAGGTTCAGGAAATGTAGTTTTAGATGGATTAAAATATCCAAATTCAGATGGAACAGCAGATCAAGTTTTAAAAACAGATGGTTCTGGTAATTTATCTTTTGGAGATGTATCTGGTGGAATATCTTGGCAATCATCAATTAAAACTTCTGCATTTACAGCAGTAGCTGGAGAGGGATATTGGATTAATACAACAAGTGGTGCAGTAACAATGACACTTCCATCCTCAGCAAGTGTTGGAGATACAATAGAATTTTCAGATTATGCAAGAACTTGGGGAACTAATGCAGTTACAGTAAATCAAAACAGTTTAAATTTTCAAGGATATACCTCACCTAATCCTAAATACGAAGTAACAGGTCAATCAGTAAGAATAGTTTATTCTGGTGCAACACAAGGTTGGATTCCAACTTCTGATGATGATGTGGAAGCAAAAAATTTAACATCAACAGAATATTTAGTAGTTGCTGGTGGTGGTTCTGGTGCGTCAAGGCATGGAGGAGGTGGTGGTGCTGGAGGTTTTTTAACTAATTATGGTGGTACTCCAATCTTTTTATCATCTGGTACTACTTACACAGTAACAGTAGGTGCTGGAGGTGCTGGAAGATCAAATGGTGATGGATATACAGGAAGTGATAGTGTTTTATCAGGAACTGGAATTACAACTATAACATCTGATGGAGGTGGTGGTGGTGGTCGAATTGGTGCGCCTGGTAATGATGGTGGTTCAGGTGGTGGTGCTGGAGGATTCCAAGATTCCCCACCTAGAGATGGTGGTACAGGAACTGTTGGTCAAGGTAATGATGGTGGAGATGTTGTAACTACTGCTTCAACTGCACCAGGTTATGGTGGTGCTGGTGGA